CTATCAACACGCTTTCGTACAGCAGTACAGCCTAATAAAAACCTAAGCAAGTGGGAAGGTCGCTCTGAAGATCCACTAGGTGTTATTATGCGTATTGTTAACAAGAACGAATCTGAAAAATATGGCACTAAAATGCAAGAGATTCGTGAACGTGGTGGAGATATAGAAGAAATACGCGAAGTATTTGCTCAGGCTTTGACTGAGGGTAAGATGAATCGTGTGTACAAGGCTATTGGTCTTGGCAAAATGATTGAGCGTGATGCTGCAATCCTTGCAAAGCAAATTAAATTTGGCAACATTGACAATGCTCTTGAAGATGTAGTTGAAGGTGGTAAGAATCTTAACACTGGGCTTGACTATACAGAGCGAGCATTGAACTACCAGAAAGAAACTGGTACTCGTGTAGCACCACTTGAAATAAACATACCTAAAAACATAGGGCGTGATAAGCGCGGTGATTCTTATGGTCGTATAGAGCCATTGCAAGATGAGGCAAGCAAAACAAGTTGGCTTTTCCGTATTGGTTACTATGCAAATGATGAACTTGCAACTAGCGTTTTAGCAAATCTTGACAATCCAAAGGTTGCTATTGATTCTGCTCGTGAGTGGCTAAAGAATAACCCACAGGTTTCTAGTCGTTTCCGCTGGAAAGACTATAATACAGATGAACAAGGTCACGCAGAAAATCTTTACGAAGCAGTTAAGCAAGTAATGGTAAAGCAAGACGGTACTATTAATACTGATCTATTAAACCAGTTTCGTTCTTATGACCCAGTGCGCGGAAAATACTTTATCTCTGGCAAACTAACATTAGATGACCTGCCAACAACTCGTGCTGATGTGCCTGAGTACATTAACGGTCCTAAGTTGATTGCAATTTCAGAGACTGGTAACTACACATCATCTATTATGGAACTTGGCTACAAGTGGCTTGGTGAATCCAATGCACGTATGTCACGTGAACCTATTGTTCTCTACAATATGATTCAATTCCGTAAGCAGTTGGAAGATACTGGCTACGAAAGAGCATTTATTGATTCATTTACACGTGGCATTGATCCTGCAAATACAAAAGCAATTGCAAAAGCAACCGACAATGCAGAACGTAGACTGGCAGAGATTGTAGAAGATCGTGCACGTTTACAAACACTGGCTTATGTAGATAATCCAATGGTGCAAAGTCAGATGGCTTTCTCAATTCGCAACTTTGCGCGTTTCTATCGTGCATCTGAAGACTTTGCACGACGTATTACACGTGTTGTTAAGTACAATCCAGAGGCAATCGTTAAGGCAAGCCTTACATACGAGGGTATTACACACTCTGGATGGATTCAAGAAGACGATAAGGGTGAACCATACTTTGTTTATCCAGGAATGACACAGGTTTACCGTGTTGTTCAGGGTGTAATGCAAGCATTAGGAGTACCAGCAGAGTTTAAGGTGCCATTTCCAGTGGAATTTGGTGCAAAAGTTAGTATGTTAACACCATCTTTGAACCCAGACTCTTTGATACCTACATTTGCTGGTCCATTATCAGGTGTATCTATTAAGACTTTCTCTAATCTTGTAGGTATCTGGAGTCCAGGATCTGCAGATACGATTACTCGTCTAACACTTGGACCTTATGCTGAAGATCAGTCAATGGTTTCAGCATTTTTACCAGCACACGTTAACCGTATCTATTCAGCAATGAATCAAGATGAGCGTGATGGACAGTATGCATCAGCGATGCGTAAGTCTATGACCTATCTTGAATCAGCAGGTCACGGCTTAGAGCAGAAGTACGAGATGATTGATGGAGTTGAAACTCCTATTGCATTTTCACCACAGGAACTTGAAGACTATCGTGTGCGTTTGAAGAACACCACACTAGGTATTCTAGGTCTTCGTGTGTTCTTTGGTTTCTTTGCACCAGCATCACCACAGGTACAACTACGTTCAGACATTACTGAATGGGCACGTGATAACGGTAAGGCAAACTTTAAGCAGGCTTGGTACAGTTTACTAAACCAGTATCCAGGTGACTATGACGGTGCAATGAAGCGCTGGGTAGAACTATTCCCAGATCAGATTCCATTTACCGTCAGTGAGTCAGACCGTACAACAGTTGCATACTTCCGCTACGCAGAAGAGTCGAATGCTTTTGTTGAGAATAATCAACAACTGTTTAAGGACTATCGTCAGGGTGCAGCATTTCTAATCCCACACAAGGCTGGGTATTCTTGGGATGCATACAAGACTATGACAGATATGGGTCTTCGTAAGAACAAAACTGTTACAGATTACCTACGTGAGGTACAAACTGCAGCAGATTTACAGACTTATTATGATCGTAAGAACACCTTTGACAAGTCACTGACTGAGGTAGGAACAGACTTTGAACGTACTCGTTTACGTCAGGAATGGACTGATTGGTCAACCACTTTCAAGGCGGGTCGTCCGTTAGTACAGGAAGAAATCTCACAAGGTGGCGAACGAGCCATTCAACGTGTTGCTGCTCTTACTGATCTACGCAATATGCTTGATGACGAGAACGCATACAAGGCTGCACCAGGAACCGTTAGAGCACTTAAGCAAATGCTTGATGTATATGACAAGTTCCAGGAAACAAAGAAGTCATTAAAGACTATTTCTAGCAGTTCATATCTAACAGATATGGAAGAGACAGATACGCTTAGCAAGTTGCAACAATTATCCAAGACCAACGAGAATACTTTAAGTGCATATAATGTGCTATTCTCAAAATTGATGGGAGCATAATATGGGTCCAATGTCTGGCTCACCAGATGCAGCACGTGCTGCAGCAACGCGAGGAATCGCTGCTCAAACACCATCAGTACCCGAGGTTGGTACTAAAGAATACATTCTGAGTATTTCTAATGCAGGCCCAGAGCAAATTAAAGTTTATTCTACACTCTTAGCAAGAACTCCTTACTATAGAGGTAAGCCAGTTACAAAGTTAACACCTGCTTTAATTAAGGCTATTGGCCTTATGGAAGAGGCACGTGCAACTCTTAAAGACTACCGTGGAGATGTTCCTCGTGACCAGTTTATTGTTGAGTCTATTGGTCAAGCAGGTGGTGGCGATGATGGTCCAAGCACTACCGTACAGCGCAGGATATCTACAAAATTAGAGGGTCAAACCGTCATCAATAAGATCTTTGAAGATCTACTAGGTCGCGGTCCAACAAAGGCTGAGTTCGATAAGTACTACTCACAGATGACTGCACGTCAAAAAGCACAGCCCACTACTACTAGTTACTCTGGTGGTTCAACAAACGTTGTTACTCAATCTGGTGGACCAGATGTTGAAGAGTTTTTGTTCCAAAAGATTGCAGGAACAGATGAGGCAAAGTCTAGAAAAGTCTTTGGATTCTATGATATTTTCAAGCAAGCGTTAGGTGTGGACTAGTATGAGCACATTAGAACAAGACATTGCAAATGCTAGAACTAAACTAGCAGAAGCAGAAAAGTTAAAGGATGCACAAGAGGCAGCATTAAAAAAAGAACAAGGTGCTAAGAAGACTGCAGAAGAATCAGCAAAAGTTGCAGCCCAAAATAAAAAGAATGAAGAAGTACTTAACACTCTACTTAATACACGCGAAAAATTAATTAACATTATTGCTAACCCTAAATCTACTAGTCAAGAAGTTAGTAGAGCCAAATCTTTTATTTCTGGCGTTAAACTAGATGACCAGATTAGCAAACTTTCTAAGTCACTTAACATCGCTGTTGAGTCTGGAAAAATTGTTAAGCGTCCAATGAGTGTGCCGTTTGCTGCTGTCTATGATTCAAAGACAAAAGGATGGACACGTGGTAATGAAAATTGGGATTCAACAGGCAAGCGCGTAGGAGCAGAGAATGCGCCAACACCTATACCAGCAAAAGAACCAGGTGCTGGCTATGTAACTTCAGGTGGAAAACTATTAAAAGATGGCGCTACATTTTCAGGCACTTACCAAGGTAAGACATACAAGAATGGTGTAGTTACAACTACTCCAAAAACAACCCCTGATAAAATTGTAAAGACAGAAGATACCACAGTTCTAACGCCAGATAAAACTGCAAGTACTGCTACTCCATTTGACCAGATTCTTGCTAAGGCAAAGTCAACCTATGGTGACATTGATGAAATCTTTGCATCTGATACAGAACTAAAGAAACTTTTAACAGATGCCATCGGCAAAGTTGCAGACATCAACGACGATATGACTGGCGAAGAGTTCTTACGTCGTCTGAAGAATACCGATTGGTGGGGTTCACAGGCTGGAACTGTACGTCAGCGTCAATTTGAAAAGCGTCAGTATGACAAACTTAAGGCTAAGTTAGATCCTAAAGATCCAGAGTACCAGGCTAAGTTAGCCAAACTTAATAATGAAGATGAGTATGGTCGTGGTCTACAAGATACCATTGATGCTATTAAATTAGCAGCAGACCAAAGTGGCGCTTCAATGAGCAATGATGAAATCCTTGCAGCAGCAACAGATCTTTATGGTTTGGCTTTTGAAAATAATGAAAGTCGCATCTCTAAGAAGATCAACACCTTTATCTCTTCACAGGGAACTATCAAGGGCGCAAGTGGTGCTGCATTGCAGCAACTACGTCAAGCAGCAACTGCTAACGGATTTGATTTAGAAACAAAGTATGCAGGTCAGGTTGATGGATGGCTACAGCAAATTGCTGCAGGTAAGTCTGTTAATGACTTCAAGCAGATTATTCGTGATGACGCTGGTAAGGCACAGCCTAAGTACGTACAGGATCTACTACGCAGTGGGTACGACCTAGACGGTGTGTACGGAAACTACGTCAATCTAATGGCACAAACATTCAACATTGATCCCAATACAATTAAACTTAACGATCCAGCATTGATGGGGATATTCAACGACAAAGGTGGAATGACCTTTAATGACTTCTCCACTAAGTTACGTTCAGACAAGCGCTTTGCGGGAACACCAGCAGAAGGTGGGGCAAAGGACCTAAGTCAGTCTATTGCAGATCGTGCAGTTAGCCTGGGTGTCAACCTTGCCCAAGCAGACATTGATGACATTGCTAATAACGCTTTGAGTATGGGCATTGGTGCTTCGTCATCTCTAGTAGACAAGTTGATTCGTGCAAAGTTTACCTATTCACCAGGCAAGACAGTAGGCGGAGCAGCAGGTGGTGCACTTGGTGAACTTAAGAAAACTGCTGCTGCTAATGGTCTTGACTTTGACAAGCAGTTTGGAACTCAAGCACAGACTTGGCTTGCAAAGATTCTTCAAGGAGAATCACCTGATACTTTCAAGAATGTTATTCGCCAGACAGCAAAGTTAGGTTTACCTGAAAAGGTTGGCTCATTGCTAGACCTTGGTGTTGACCTAGAAACTATCTACTCACCATACAAGAATGTTATGGCTTCAGTACTTGAGGTTAATCCACAGACTATTGGGTTAAATGACAAGACACTACGCTCTGCCATCGGACCTGAAAGAGAAATGACTCTGTATGATTGGGAGCGTTCTTTGCGTAAGGACCCACGTTGGCAATATACAAACAATGCCCGCGAACAGGTTTCAGGCATAGGACTCAATGTTCTACAACAGTTAGGATTCCAGGGATAAAATGGCTGAAATACAATTTGTAACCGATATTACAAAATTTTCTGAGCGTACTAAAAAACTGCTTGCTGACAATGCTGAACAATTTGGTATAACAGCAGAAGAATATCTTATTATGCGTGGCGGAATTGATCCAGTTACCAGAAAATATGGTGACTCATACGATCCAAACGTAGACCTTACTCCTGATGAATACACTGCAGCAGTTGCTGGCAAAACAGGCGACGCTGTTGGCAAGGCAATCAATGCCGCAACAGAAGCCAAAACTGCAAAGTTTAATTCTACTAAGGAAGCACCAACTCCAGAACCAACAATAGTTGAGGAACCTACACCAGTTGTTAAACCGACTCCAGTTGTAGCACCAACACCAACTCCAGAACCAGCGGCAGTTGTTGAAACAACACCAGTTGCAACTGTGGCAACTAGTACTGCACAAACTGGAGATTTGCCTGAAGGCGTCACAGTTATTAGCACATATGCAGACCCAGTAACTGGTGATGTAACTGCTGTTCTTTCAAATGGAACAACAAAAGTTCTAGCAAAAAGTGGAGAACAAGATACAAAAAAACGATCAGCCTATGACTTGCTATATCAAGAGTATAATGATTTAGGCGTAGGCGCTTTAGTTCCAGAACTTAAAACATTTATTGAAGATGGTATTGACTCTTCTGAGTTTACTCTTCGCTTGCGTCAAACAGAAGCCTATAAGAAACGTTTTGCAGCCAATGCTCAACGTGTTGCTAAAGGACTCCGTGCACTATCGCCAGCAGAATACATTTCAAAAGAAGATTTTTTCCAGGACGTTATGCAACGTTATGGATTACCAGAGTCTTACTACGCACGTGGTGAGATGGGTCGTCAAGAGGGATTTGAAAAGTTAATTGCAAATAATATAAGTGATACAGAACTTGAAGAACGCATCTCTACTGCACAAAAGCGTGTGATTAACGCAAACCCAGAAGTAACCCAGGCACTCAAGGCTTTCTATCCAGATATTTCTAATGCAGATATCTTGGCTTATTCACTTGATCCAACCAATGCTATTGAAAACATTAAGCGTAAAGTAACAGTAGCAGAGATTGGCGGAGCAGCCGTACGTTCTGGTCTTAATACAAGTCTTGCAGATGCTGAATACCTACAACGTTATGGTGTAACAAAAGCAGCAGCCGATGAAGGTTACGGAACTATTGCTGGTGGATTACAACGTGGTTCACAATTAGCAGCAATCTATGGAGAAGATCCATACACTCAATCAACAGCAGAACAAGAAGTATTTAATGTGCCAGGTGCACAAGATGCACGTAAGCAACGTCAGAAAATTACTGGATTAGAAAAGGCTGCCTTTAGTGGTCAGACAGGAATCTCTAGTTCATCTCTATCACGTGACCGCGCTGGCGGTTACTAATTAAACCTGCCAATGGGACTACTGGTCCATTGGAGCGATAACAAAACCAGGAGCAAGAGCCACACCATCTCCCCCAAGATGACTGTGAGGCTTGCGTCAATCTAACAAGAATGGGAGAAGGACCTATGTCCAACTATGACTACGAGGATGATGATTTCGACTTGGACTCATCAGGAAATGACCTTGTAAAACAACTGCGTAAACAATTAAAAGCAAAAGAGAAGGAACTGAGCGAAAAAGATTCTGCTCTAACAAACCTCTCAAAGGCGCAACGTGAACGAGCAATCAAAGACACCCTCGCAAGTCGCGGGGTAAATAGCAAAATTGCTTCATTTATCCCACAGGATATAGACCCAACTGAAGAGTCTGTATCTAAATGGCTAGAAGATTATGCCGATGTATTCGGTATTGAACTTAGCCAAAACCAGGCAACACCTAACGTTAATCCAGCCGATGCTGCTGCATATAAGCGTATGACTAATACTGTCGAAGCAGGAGTATCTCCTGAACACAACGACAACATTATGCAAAAACTTATGAATGCAAATAGCAGAGAAGAACTAGATGATGTTATTAGGTTGTCTGGACTCTAATCCGATCCTAAAACAGAAAGGCTAGACAACAATGGCAATTCCATCAGGTAGTCCAACAACTACGTCTAGCATCAGCAACCTCGTACAAGCAGCATACGATCAGTATGTAAGAATGGCACTTCGTTCCATTCCTGTTATGCGTTCACTTGCAGATGTTAAGCCAGTACAACAGGCTATGCCAGGATCATCAGTTGTATTCTCAATCTATTCAGATTTGGCTCAGGCTACATCTACATTGACAGAATCTTCAGATGTTTCAAGCATCGCACTAGGTAACCCTTCACAGGTTACAGTAACACTGAACGAATACGGTTC